AAGCTCAATCAGTATTCTGCCAAATTGTTTAAACTGATCGGAGAAAACGATGAATTAGATGGCTGGGTTCAATCAAAAATTACCAAAGCTGCTGATTATATCAGTTCTGTATATCATTATATGGAATATGAAAAAATGGCAGCTAGTCAAATCGAATCGGGACCTAGAGATTTTGAAGAATCTCTACAAAACGAAGTTAAACAAAGCCTCAAAGATCAGTGGCTGAACAGAAAAAATCAAGGAAACTAAAATGGACTTTAAAGCAATACTAAGCAAACTTGACGGAATGGAAGCACCGCCGACAACTCCTGCAGCCCCTGTGTTAGACAAAGCTGTGCAACTCAACGAAGATGCACAACTTCGTGTTCTAGCTGGACAAACAACTTATGTTGCAGAAGCCAAGAAGAAGAAAGACGAAGAAGTTAAAGAAGAAAAATCGTCCACCGGCGGAACTATTGATCGTTCGAAGAAAGGCGTAACCAAACATACACAAAATCCCAATCGTTTCAGTGATGAACCGCATTCGGAACCTGCCAGCAAGGCTAAATCACAAAGTGCAGCAGACAAGGCCGACGACAAGGCCGCAGCCAAAGCCCATGCCAAAGACAGCAAGGACTATGAAAAAGCACACGGCAAAGGTTCAGTAACTCGTGTTAAAGATGGCAAGAAAGTAGAAAGCATTGAGCCAGAATTCAAAAGCAAGTTCATGAAGATGGTAGAAGCCAAGAAAGAAGAGGCTGACAAAAAGAAAGCTGATAAGAAAAAGAAAATGGACGAAGGTGCAAAGCCAGACTTTTTAGATCTTGATAAAGACGGTGACAAGAAAGAGCCAATGAAAAAGGCTGCTGGCGAAAAAGGTGGTGATGACAAAACTGCAGATAAAAAAGGTCTTTCAGACAAGCAGAAAAAACTTCCTCCCGGTCTACAAAAAGCCATTGCCAAGAAGACCGAAGGTAAAATGATGCCTAAAGGCAAAAAGCAAGCAGTAAAAGAAAGTATAGAAACAAATTTATCATTTAAAGAAATGATGGCACTGGTTGTTGAAAGTGGTGGTCAACAACAAATTGATCCAGTTGACAATCAACTGTGGGCCTGGGCTCAACGTGTTGCTAGAACAAAAATTGGAGAAGGCATGAAAGCTGATGTTTATGCTGGCATGGTCTATGAGCGTATGGGTGGTGCATTTGAAATGTACGATGTACTCAGCGAACAACGTAGATAATACTTCCAATAAGTATCTAAAAGCCGGCAATTAGTTGACCGGCTTTTTCTTTGACTATATAATAGTTCTATAGGAGAGAATTATGTCTACAAGAATGTACGGTCCCGAAGAAAAAGCAAAACTAGAAAGATTAATTAACGAAGGCGGAAATGTGCTTCGTGAAATTGAAGACCTATCAGAAGGCCTAAAAGAAACTGTAAAAGCAGTTGCAGAAGAACTACAAATCAAACCGTCAGTTATTAACAAAGCAATTAAGATTGCACACAAAGACAATTGGAAAGATCACGAGCAAGAATGGAACGACATTGAGATGATTCTCGGTGTTACTAAACGTCTACCAGAATGATCAATACCATATTCGGACCAACAATACAATGGATTAAAGATGACTTTAAGTCTAACCCAATTCGTTTTGTTGTTGAGCTGTTTGCTTGGGCTATTAGTATTGGTTGCAGTATTACTATGGCAGTCACAGTCCCCACTCCGCCGCTTCTTACTCTTTATCCCATTTGGATTCTTGGTTGTGCTATGTACGGTTGGGCTGCTTGGACTAGGAAATCTTTTGGTATGCTGGCTAACTATTGTTTGCTAACCGCAATTGATACTGTTGGCCTCGTTAGAATGATAATTAATTAAATATACAATAGATGGTAAGCTGGGCCATAAACCGCACATTCGGTATTTGTCTGCCACAAAAGACATAGGAGAAAAATTTGAGTTACGTAGACGCTTTCTATAATAGAGAGCAGGATATGATTAATGTTGTTGAACGCAATGATAAAGGCGAACGACATTATAAGGAATACCCTGCCCGTCATATATTTTATTACCCGGATGCCAAGGGTAAATTCACAAGTATTTTTGGACAACCTCTTTCACGAGTAAGTTCAAAAAACGTCAAAGAACATCGCAAAGAACTTGCAATTCATTCAAACAAAAAATTGTTTGAAAGTGATATCAATCCTATATATCGTTGTCTAGAAGACAATTATCTTAATGTTGATGCACCTAAGCTAAATGTAGCATGGTTCGACATTGAGGTAGACTTTGATCCAGAACGTGGCTATGCTAGTCCAGAGGACGCATTTATGCCCATTACTGCTATTGCTGTCTACCTACAATGGATGCAGACTATGGTCTGTTTGGCCATTCCTCCCAAGACCCTAAGTATGGAAGAGGCTAAAAAGCAAGTTGAAGAATTTCCTAACACGTATTTGTTTGATAACGAAGCAGATATGTTAGACATGTTCTTGGATCTAATACAAGATGCAGATGTACTAAGTGGTTGGAACTCAGAAGGCTTTGATATTCCTTACACAGTTAATCGTGTGGCCAAAGTTCTAAGTAAAGAAGATACAAGACGTTTTTGTTTGTGGAATCAGTTTCCCAAGAAGCGTGAGTACGAAAAATACGGTAAGGCCGCTGTCACATACGATCTTATTGGTCGTGTACACCTAGACAGTCTTGAACTGTATCGCAAGTACACATATGAAGAACGTCATACCTATAGACTAGATGCTATCGGTGAAGCAGAGATCGGTGAGAACAAAACTGTCTACGAAGGCACGTTGGATCAACTGTATAACAATGACTTCCGTAGATTTATTGAATACAATAGACAAGACTGTATGTTGTTAGAAAAGTTAGATAAGAAATTAAAGTTTCTGGCTCTTGCTAACACACTGGCACACGAATGTACTGTGCTACTACAGACCACAATGGGTGCTGTAGCTGTAACTGAGCAGGCCATTATCAACGAAGCTCACAAGCGTGGAATGATTGTTCCTAATAGAATAAGTCGTGAAGAAGGCTTTAGTAATCAAGCCGCTGGTGCTTATGTGGCCTATCCCAAGAAAGGCATTCACGAATGGATTGGTTCGTTAGATATTAACTCGCTGTATCCGTCAGCTATTAGAGCGTTGAACATGGGTCCGGAAACTATTGTTGGTCAGTTGCGTCAAGACGGCACTAAAGATTATATTGCTGCTGAAATTGCCAAAGGTAAATCATTTGCATCAGCATGGGAAGGTGTGTTTGGATCACTAGAATACGCAGCCGTACTAGAAAGAAATGTCGGGCGTGAAATTACTATCGACTGGGAAGACGGCGGTGTTGATACGCTAAGTGCTGCTCAAGCCTACGATCTAATCTTTGAAAGCAATCAGCCTTGGATGCTTAGTGCTAACGGCACAATCTTTACCTATGAGAAAGAAGGTATCATTCCCGGCTTGTTAAAACGTTGGTATGCTGAACGTAAAGAAATGCAGGCCAAACTAAAGGATTGTATTGCAGCCGGTAATAAAATTGAAGAAGAATACTGGGACAAGCGACAGTTGGTTAAGAAGATTAATTTGAACAGCCTGTATGGTGCTATTCTTAATCCTGGTTGTAGATTCTTTGACAATCGTATTGGACAATCGACTACACTTACAGGTCGTGCTATTGCTCGTCACATGGCAGGTAAAGTAAACGAAATTATAACCGGAGATAATGATCATATTGGCAAAGCGATCATCTACGGTGACACAGACTCTTGTTACTTCTCAGCGTATGCTACGTTAAAGAAGGACATTGAGAAAGGGGCTATTCCTTGGAGCAAGGAATCAGTTGTTGAACTTTACGATACAATAGGAGAAACTGTTAATGGAACCTTCCCAAAGTTTATGCAAGATGCATTTCACTGCCCAAAGTCTCGAGGAGAGGTCATCAAAGCAGGTCGCGAGATTGTTGCTTCCAAAGGACTATTCATCACCAAGAAGCGATATGCAGTCCTTTACTATGACAAAGAAGGCAAGCGAGCAGACATTGGGGGTACTCCTGGCAAAATCAAAGCAATGGGACTTGATTTAAAAAGATCCGATACTCCCGTGGTAATTCAAGATTTTCTCAGCGAAGTGCTTACCAGAGTTCTCAACGGTGCAGGAAAAGAAGAAGTATTAGAATACATCACTAACTTCCGTACTGAGTTTAAAACTAGACCAGGTTGGGAGAAGGGTAGCCCAAAACGTGCTAACAACATTAGTGAATATCGAGACAAAGAAAAGAAAGCTGGCAAGGCTAATATGCCCGGACACGTTCGTGCAAGTCTTAACTGGAACACTTTGAAGCGTATGATGGATGACAAATACTCAGTAGCTATTACAGACGGTGCAAAAGTTATTGTCTGTAAGGTCAAAGATAATCCTATGGGCTATACATCAGTTGCCTACCCGGTGGATGAACTGAGATTGCCTCAATGGTTCAAAGACTTGCCTTTTAACGATGCTGAAATGGAAAATGCAGTCATCGATGAAAAATTAGAAAATTTGATTGGAGTCTTGGAATGGGACATCAGTTCAACTCGCAGTGACAACACATTCGCAAAACTTTTTGACTTTGAGTAAATTGCGGTTGCTTTTTACTCTAGATCTAAATATAATCTTAATATACAGGAGAATTCTAAATGAAAGATATACTACAAGACATCGTGTCACACACACAGAACCTAGGCTTCTTGACCACAGTTAAAGTCACCGGTGATCAAAATAAAACTTTGATCAATTCAATGGCTGAAGACCGTTCAGTGATTATGGAGGCTGAAACCAATGCACCATATCCAGATATGATAGGTGTGTTTGGTATGCCGCAACTAAACAAATTGAAATATTTGTTAGACGGTGCTGAGTACAAAGAAAATGCCAAGATTAGTATTACTACTGCAGATCGCAATGGCGAAACGATTCCGACAGGCTTACACTTTGAAAACAAAGACGGTGACTTCAAGAACGACTATCGTTTCATGAATACAGAAATCATCAACGAAAAGATGAAAACTGTCAAGTTCCGTGGCGTTAAGTGGGACGTAGAGATTGAGCCAACAGTTAGTGCTGTGCAACGTTTTAACTTTCAGGCAGGTGCTAACAACGAACATCCAACATTCTTGGCAAAGACTGATGGTGATAAATTAAAATTCATATTCGGTGATGCTAGTACACACGGTGGCGAATTTATTTTTGCAATGGGTGTAACTGGTAAACTTGATCGCGGTTGGACTTGGCCGGTGTTGCCGATCTTGAGTATTCTTAAAATTGCAGATGTCAACAACACCAAGATGTCGTTGTCAAATGAAGGTGCTATTCAGATTACACTAGATAGTGGACTTGCTACTTACAAATATATTATTCCAGCTCAAGCTGCCTAAATATGATCAAAGGTCTACAAGGCATATCGGGTGTAACAGTTAGTGCAGGTAATACTTCCTTACCGTATGTTGGCCCAAACTCTAGCAATCCAATGACTGGTATGCTACGCATACACAACACAGACATAGAAGTGTTTAACGGTAGCAATTGGCAAATGCTATCTACCAGTTATGCAACTGTAGGCCTAGATCAAGATGTACTAGACATAGTTCAATGGGCACGTAAGAAGCGAGATGAAGAAAATGCGTGGTACAAGTTAGCAACAACTAACGAAGCTGTTCGTATAGCATTAGAACAGTTAGAACAGGCAAAAACAAGATTAGAACTTACAGCAATTTTATCGAGAGAACATGAAACAACCAGTTGATTTAACACCCCTACAGAAAGACTACGCAGTCTATTTGCCTGCGATTAGTAGTTTTTACAGCACTTACATTGCAAAACAACGTAAGGAAGAGTTTGTACCTAAAGATCGTATTCCAGCAGGATTCGATCGTGGTATTGAAGGTATGAATTTTTTAAATCCCGAACAAGGCTACTTTTATTACAAGTATGGTTTGTATTCAGCAGGTCATGCACAGTTAGATCTTACTAAAACAATGGATCACGATTCAATGATTCAACAACGTGATCGTAGTAAGACAATGATCTTAGGAGACTCTGGTGGTTACCAGATTGGTAAAGGCATTCTTAAGTTTGATTGGTTAGACTTCGAAGGTAAAGCAGCTAATAAAACTCGAGACGATATCCTTAACTGGCTTGAACTAACTGCTGATTGGTCAATGATGCTTGACGTTCCTACTTGGGCTTGTGATCATATTCACAGTCCGAAGACTGGATTAAAATCGTTTGAAGACTGTCTAGAAAAGACTCGCCACAATAACAAGTACTTCTTAGAAAATCGTTTAGGTGCTACCAAGTTCTTGAATGTTCTACAGGGTAGTAACTGGGATACTGCGGAAGCGTGGTACGAAGGCGTTAAAGAATTCAGTGATAAGAAAGTTTGGGGCGATAAAGCCGCTGAGGGTTGGGCGATGGGTGGTGC